ATCTGCCGACGAATCTGCCGACAACGCAGGCAAGATTGAGGCGATGCTAACGACTTGGGGTGCGCGTGAAGGCGCAGACGGTCGCAGATTCAATTATCAGGCAGCGCCATTTCAGGCATGGGCAAAAGAGTTTGCCGCTGCTGGCAGACCACTGCCAATGTATTTTCAGCACAATGATCAATCGATGCCGGTTGGTCAATGGGATGAATTCGAGTTTACCGATGAAGGCATGATCGGTCGCGGCATGATTTACACCAACACTAGCGCCGGGCGTGATCTTTATACAATCATGAAAGAATCGCCCATGATGGTTGGCGGCGTTTCTGTTGGCGCATACGCTGACGAATATTGCATGGTCGATGCTGAAGGCAATATGTTGGATGCCGGAATCGATGCCGACGAAGAAGGTTATTTCAGCATCACAAAAGGTGGATTGGCAGAAGTGTCAATCGTGATGCAACCGAATAACCCAATGGCGAATATCAGCAAGTTGGAATTTTTCCGTTCAGATGGTTCAGCGGATTTAAAAGTATTTGAGAAGGCTCTGCGCGAAGTGGGGTTTAATCGAAAGGATGCGACAAAAGCCGCATCCGTATTTGGCAAGGCAATGGGCAAGCGCGATGCAAAACCCAACACTGCCGAACCGACTACCGAAACGCGAGATGCTGATTCGGGTGCGGCTAAACAATTATTGTCTGTTTTAGAATTGCGTGAATTAAACAAATTACTTGATAAAAAACTAGATAAATAATCATGCCAATAACTATTGTAATTGGTTCGCCTTGTTCTGGAAAATCAACATGGGCAAAATCCGAATCAAAAAACAATGATGTTGTTGTTGATTATGATGAATTAGCAAAAGCATTTGGTTCAAAGGTTGAGCATTCTTCAAATGGTTCTATTCGAACGGTTGCATTAGCCGCTAGGAAAGAAGCAATAAAAAGAATATTAACTGGAATTGAAAATGATGCTTTTATAATTCACACAAATCCTACTGATGAAGCAATTGATTCTTATATTGAAGCAGATGCAAAATTTGTTTTAATAAATCCCGGTAAAGAAATTTGTTTGCAAAGGGCAGAATCAAGACCAGAAGGAACAAAGGAAGCAATTGAAAAATGGTTTAATAATCCACCATCGATTATTGATGAGCTAGGATTACAACCAATTAAAACAGAATCAAGTAATGAAAAAAATTTACAAAATTTATTAAAAGAGCGAGAATTGTTGAAAATCCTAAACTCTAGATTAAAGGTCATATCATGAAAGAAGTAATCGAAAAACTTGATTCCATCGAATCGAATCTGCAACAAAAAACCGAAACTATCGTTGCCGAAAAACTGGCCGAAGTTTCTACTTCTGTTGAAACTGCCAAAGCAGAATTTGCCGAAAAAGTTTCTGCGCTTGAAGCAAAGGTCGCACAAATTCGTGCGCCCGAAATCGTTCGTGCAAACAAGGGCATTCAGGTTGACGTTAATCGTCGCGTTCGTGAATCGCTGGCTCAGTTCTACAAATCAAACGCTCGCGTTGAGAAAGAACTGAAACTGTTTGAAGATGCTGCGCAATACGATGCATACATGAAAGAAGCATCGCTTCTGACCGGCGGCGGTAACAATCAGGGTGGTCGCACCGCCTATGATCCAGTGTTCGCCCCGTTGCGTCTTGCAAACCCAATGCGCCAAATCTCGCGCCAAGTTGCAACCGATGGTTCGTCTTATCAGTTCCGCGCAAAAGTTGGTAACGCCGGTGCAGCATGGGGTTACACCATTCAAAACAACGGTGCAACAACTACTGAAGATACAACGATCTGGCAATTGGTGCTGCAAGATTTGAACGCACAGTTCCCAATTCGTACTGCGGCGCTGGATGACATCGACGGTCTTGAAGCAAATGTCGTTTCCGATATGCTGCTGGAATTCTCGCAGTCTGAAGCATTGTCGATGGTTCAAAACAATGACCAAGCTGCACAATCTGGCACAAACCCATACGGCGGCACCAACGGTCTGCGCGGTCTGGATCAGTACGCAGGCGCAGCGGCAACCTATGCAGGCGGTTCGGTAACTACCGCAGCATTCGGCAACAGCGGCACCGGCAGCACTTCCGGTCTGCATTCGCTTGCAACCTACGACCAGTTGACCACCAACGGCAACACTGTTGGCGCAAGCAATATCACTTACAAAGACGTGGTGAACTTCATCTATTCGCTGCCACAGGAATACTGGACACCAGACGCCAAATTCATGATCAACCCGGTTTTGCTACAGCAGATTCGCGGTCTGGTTGATGATCAGAAACGCCCAATCTATATTGATGGTTTGGCGCGTGAAGATGGCATCGTCGGTACGCTGTTGGGCTTTGATGTTATTGTCAACAAGTATTGCGACACACCATCGCAACTGACCACTGGTTCGGCTGGTACTAACAGCTTGTATCCAATGTATTTTGCTGATTGGACACGCTTCCACACTACCGTTGATCGTCTGTCGATGGTAATGCGTCGATATGACCAGACGTTGCCGGGCTTTATCACCTTCTTTGGTGAAAAACGTCTTGCAACTTCGGTGGTCAACCCGTTTGCTGGTGTGCGCTATCGTTCCACCGGCACTGCAACCTAATCAAGCGGCTTCCCCGGTGGCGTGTGCTGCCGGGGTTTTTTGCTGATCTTAGGAATGGAAAAAAATGAAAGCCAACGAAAAAATCATTGCAGGTATTAAACAGACGCTAGAAACTGGCGATAAAGTAACCATTGATTTGCGCGAAGCATCCGCACTTACTGGCAGTGGTTCAGGCGTTGGTGGTCGTACATATTTTGATGATGTGTTTGCTGCGTATCGTTATGCAAACCCATTTAGAAAATTTGCTCGCAATATTAAAACGCCAAATATGTCTGACGTTCAATTTGTAGCAAAGACAGGTAATGCAGCAAACAGCACAAATCCTTTTGGATATGTGTTTACGCCTGATAGTGGTTCACCAAACATTAACACTAGTATTTGGCAATTGCCGACTAGAGTTATAACAGCGCAATTCCCAGTTCGTACTGCTGTGCTATCGGATGTAAACGGATTAGAAGCAGAATTGATTGCAGATTTGGCACTTGAATTTGCGCAGCTTGAAGGCGCATCGATGGGCTTGAACAATGATCAGGCAGGCAGCACAACAACCAGCACCGGCGCAACTTTAGGCTTGCGCGGTCTGAACAGCTATCCCGGCGCAGCAGGCGCATCGTCGGCGTTTGGTACTAGCGGCACCGCAATCACTAACGGTCGGCATACGATTGCAACCGTAGGTTATACAAGTGGACAACTTGAACATGAAGTATTAGTTGATATGGCTAATGCTTTGCCTAGTCAATATTGGGCATCACCTACTACTGCATGGATGATGCATCCATCTGCTATTGTTGCTTTGCGTAATTATGTTCATGGTGGCATCAATCAAGCTAGTTATGCGTTTTTAGAAACAGGTGCGGATAATGCAGGCACATTAACTCATGTATTTGGATTCCCCGTAATACCAAATCCTTATCTTGATGCAATTGGTACAGTAGGAAATAAATCTGTTTACTTAGCTGATTGGGCTAGATTCTTAACTATTGCTGACGTAGAAGAAATGACTATTCAAGCTATGGAACAGACGGCTCCCGGTTTTGTGACAATGTATGGCGAAAAACGTATGGTATCAACTGTTCGTGACCCATTTGCAGGTGTTCGTTCTATTGAAACTTAAAAATTATGGCATCTCAAGAAACAGGTTTAGGATTCGTTCAACTTGCGCCTACGCGCAATCCTTTCAATTACGATTGGTTTGAACAGACTAACCGCAATGTTTCGACGGGTTGGCTAACGCTTGCTGAAATCCGCGAACAGTTGAATTTGTATTCTGATACTTCGCAGGATACCTATTTGACATCGCTGGAATTGGCGATTCGCATGGCAATCGAAGATTATCTCGGTTCGCCCATTGTGTCGGTGCAATACAAATCTTACTATGGCGTGTCGGCTTTGTACGGTTCGCCACTGTCGCTGGATTTGCCGCAAACATCGCAGGGCGGCGTTACGATTAACAGTGTGCAATATTACAATGACGCAACGCCAACGGTGCTAACAACCGTTTCGCCTGCTGATTATTATTATGATCCGACCGGTCGCAAGGTCATTTGTTCTGATTTGCCAACCAGCATTAATCCGCAAATGACATCGCCGGTAATTGTGACTTATACGCTAAGTGCATCACCATTTGCAACATATCCAATTGTGAAGCAGGCAGGGCTTTTGTGGTTTACGCACTTGTACAACAATCGTTCGGCGGTTGGTTCTACGGTCGGACAGTTGGCGCAAATCCCTATGGGTGTGGATACGCTGTTGCGCCCGTATAAGCCGCTGGTGATGTAATGGTCGCAAGATATGAAGAAGCGCAAGTGTACACATTGTCGTTTGCGACATCCGCATACGGCGATACGGTAACGACGAAAACATTAAAGTTTCAAAGTAAGCCGGAAATCAAAGAAGTAAAAAACGATGTTCGGATTACTGATAAATATCGAGTGTATGCAGGCCTGATTTATTTTGTGTTTAACTTCACGCCATTCACACGCGATATGTACGACAACCAGAATTTGTATTCGATCATTTGGCGCGGTAACGATTGGCGAATTGACAGCGTGACAGAATCTAATGATCGGCAAAAAGTGACGTTTTTATGTTACCGCAATGATCCATCGACACAGGTATAACAATGGCGGGGCAAAACAACCCAAGTAATTATGCGGTGGCAATCCAAGCGCAATTGACTGCCACAGCTTCGCCGGTGCCGGTATATGGATCATTTAACAGGAACTTTGCAACACAGCAAAAATTTATAACTTGGAATCTGCGCAATGTGCATCAACCAGTTTATACAGGCACAACGCAATCGGTAAAAGGTATTGATCGACCGATATTCCAAACCAATGTTTATGCTGGCACATTGCAAGATGCATTCAGCATAGCAAATACGATAATACAAGCATTGCATGGATACAGCGGGCAGTTTGGTGGTGTTGGTGGATTTTATGTAAGCAAGATTGATATCGATTGGCTTTTTAATACTTTCGACAATGATATCGGCTTACATTCGATTTACTTAGATTGCACAATGGATATTCCGACATAAAATAAATTTTTAACTTTTTTGAGGAATTAAAAAATGGCGCTTCCAAATAAAGTATTGCCGGGTTTCTCGGCTGCACTATATTGCCAACCAACGGCAACACCGACACCACTTACAGTTGCGCAATTGTCTTTAGTGGCAAGTGTTTCGCCGATTGCAGTATCGGGCAACCTGCTGCCGGTTGAGGCAATTCCGGCGTTTGGTCAAGATGACGCAGTGGCAAATTTCTCGGTTGCTGGCGCTCGGCAATCGGACAAAATCCCAACGCAATCGGCACCGACTTCGCTTTCAATTACTGCCGCTTGGAATCCAGCGGATACTAACCTGCTGCTAATGCGCGGCGATGCTTACAGTGGCGTGATTGATCGCACATTTGTGATTGCTGCGTTTGATGGCTCGAATGTGGTCTACTATGCTTTTAATGGCCGAGTAAGCCAATTCCAGATTGACGCGCAACCCGGCGCAGAGGCAAAGTGCATATTCACGATTCATCCTCGCGGCGGTCAATACGGCTGGTCGAATAACGCTTAACTAGGAAACAATCATGGCTATTCCGAATAAAGTATTGCCGGGTTTTAGTGCATCGTTGTTTATGCAATCGGCTGCAACGCCAACACCATTGACCACTGCAAACTTGTCGGTATGGACTGCGCAAGTTGCGGCGATTGTTGGCACTTCTGCAAACGGCACCGGCGTAAACGGTGTGCTGGTTCCGGTCGAAGCGATTCCGGCATTTGGGCAAGATGATGCGGTAGCAAACTTTTCTGTTGCCGGGTCGCGCCAATCAGATAAGATTCCAACGCAGTCTGCGCCAACATCGCTATCGATTACCGCAGCTTGGAATCCAGCGGATGCGGCGCTGCTGCAAATTCGTGCGGATTCAGAAAGCGGCGTTGTAGATCGCACATTTGTGGTCGCTGCTGTTGATGGTACAAATACAATTGCTTATGCATTTAACGGGCGTGTGTCGCAGTTCCAAATTGATGCGCAACCGGGTGCTGAAGCAAAATGCATCTTCACAGTGCATCCTCGCGGCAATCAATACGGCTGGTCGAACAACTAAAACAATCGCCCCTTCGGGGGCTTTTTTACATGAGAAAATATGACAACACAAATCAACAACAACGGCGATTTGCTTGGGTATTTGCTTGAGCAATCGCTGATCGCCCCTAAAAGCTGGTTTGGCTTTCCACAGCAAAAGCTTACCGGCATCGCATTGGTTCACGCAATCGCGACGAATCATGCCGACAAAATGTCACCGTCGGAAATTGTTCAATATGTAATGGATTTGAACAATGAAATATACAACGGCATTATCAAAAAAGGATAAGACATGAAACTTGGTGCAACGCTCAATATTAATCCTGACAACATCCGCATTCGCGAATTCACAATGGCGGGGCAAAAGCTTCGGGTGCGTGTTCCGCTGGCTTCCGAGATGGAAGCAATTTCCAAAGCGGTGGATGATGCCGAATGGCAAGCCAAATTTGAAAGCTTGAAAGAATCGTTTAGCAGCGATCCGGATGCGGTTATTGAGCAGGCCGAAGATGATGTATTGGTCAACGGCAAATCAATCAAAGAACTTGCAATCATGTCGGCAAAGACCGAGGAACGAATTGTTCAAATGGTTCGCTTGCTGGTGCCTACAATTGAAGGCTTCGACATGAACAGAATTAGCTATGCCGATGTTGATGAAGAATTTCCGTTTGCGGTGCAGATCGAGTTGATGAAGAAAATTGCGGAAGTAATTTCGCCGGGATATGAGGAAACGCGAAAAAACTGATTGGGTCATTGCGTTTGCAGGCTCGCGCTTATATGCTTGCGCATGGGGCGAATCCGGATGCAATGACAGAAGAAGATTTCGAACTGGTGATGGTGGCGCTTAATGATGGGTTGATTGGGAACAAAGTTGTAATCAACACATTGGGATACTTAACAACGGCAGTGTTTAACTATATGCGTTCACAAAATGCGCCGAGTTATTCACTACAAGGAATCCTGGGAATTATGCACGATTACATATACAAGCCATTATCGGATGAGGAAAAGCGGCAGATGGCGAACCAGCGATTGCTTGAGTTTATGACGATGAAACCCGGTGCGCCAAATTTTCTAAAGGCAAAAAATGAGAATTGAAACGTATGGCTTTGATGACTTTGATGCTGTCTTGACAGAGATGGGCAAAGACTTTGGCTATACGGATGTGAATAAAAAGGTATTGATACCGGCGTTGCGCAATGCGATGAAAATAACTTTGCCGTATGCCAAATCATTGGCAAGGGCAAACACTGGCGAGATGCGCAACAGCATTACTGTCGAAGCAAGGCGACCAAGTGACAGAGATAAAAAATCAAAATACATTTACGACACTGATGCAGCAATTGCAATTCTATCAGTGAAGCAATCGAAGGTATCATTAGGCGAAGAATTTGGAACGGCAAAAAGAGCAGGGCAACCATTTATTCGCCCGTCTTTGGAAGCAAACCAATCAACAATTTTGCAAACTTTGTCGGATGAATTGCAGAAAAAAATTCAACGCTATCAAAGCAGAAATTCTAAGGATACAAAGAAATGAACGTCATTGCGCGGCTTGGGGCTATTCTTGGTCTAGATTCTAAAGATTTTGTAAAAGGCGTTGACGCTGCGCAACAGAAAAGCAAAGAATTTAAAAAGCAATTAAAAGAAACGCAGCAAACCATCGAAGGAATGAAAACGGCATTTGCGGCTGCAAGTGCTGCATTTGTTGCGTTTGCTGCTGCTGCGGTTCACGCTGCCGATCAAGTGGTTGATCTTGCCGATGCCAACGAAACCACAATTGGCAAAGTGCTGGAATTGAAATATGCGCTTGTTACTTCGGGCGGCGATATTTCAAAGCTTGGTCAATTTTATTCCTCATTCACAAAAGCAATTGATGGCGCTGCGCAAGGCAGTGACGCGTTGCGCGATTCGTTTGCTGCGGTCGGCGTATCAATCAAAGATATTGCTAGATTAAGCCAAGATGAATTGCAGAATAAAACGCTGCGCGGCTTGGCACAAATTGATGACCAAGTGCGCAGGAATTCGCTTGCGTTTGAATTGTTTGGCAAAGCCGCAAAAGGCGTTAATTTTCAAGCAATGGCAGGCAATGTTGATCAAGCTGCTGGCGCATACG